AAATTATAGTTGGGGTCGCTTACCGCTACACATATATCATTTTTAGTTCCACTATTTGCTGTTTTAACACTATATCCAAAAAAAGAAGATGCATTTGATACTGTTTTTTGTGCTGTTAAAGAAAAAGTAGTAGAGGTTACATTTGCTGTTGTTGTAAATGACCCATTTGTTATATTCATAGCCACTTTATAAATAGTCTTATCAGGGTCAAAAGTTCCTGTTTGTGTTAAATCAGGTTCACCTACAAAAACAGGTAAATTATAAGTGTCTAATTGGAATCGTGCTACACTCATGTAATAGTCGCCTGTATTAGCAATAATAGGCATCTCTCGTGTCTCTAAAAATTTAAGAGGTTGCTGTTCTTGCTCTGTGCTATTTTGTATATTTGTTTGTTGCAGGTCAAAATATACATAATCAGGATTGTTTATTTGATTAAATTTATTCACTTGAGACATTTATATATATAAAATGTTATTAAAATTATTCTTATGTTTTAAAACTTTTTTTAAATTAAACTATTTTATAGTGTTATTATATAAATGAGTAATGCTAAAATATTTAATTTTTTAAGTATAGCTGGACTACAAACATTAGTAGGGTCTTCTGCAGATAAAGATGTTGTTTATAGTGCTGATTATGATTTAATGGAAGAGAAAGACTTTAAGAAGAATACAGACATTCTCTCCAAAATATTAGATTTATTTAGAAAAAAATATAAGATTGCACTTAATCCTAAAAGTAATATATGGATTATAGATTTTAAATGTGGAACATTTAGGGGACAGCCTATAAGGTGGACTAAAGATAGTATTAAAAAGGGTTATGTATTAATAGATAATGAACCTAAATATTTTGTTGATTGTTTACAGCAAGAATCAAGAATAAAGATGGACGCTATTGCTGTTGATGCTAATGGAGAAATAAATGAGTATAGTGATATTTATTTTATAAAAATAGGTTCTCATGAATTAACACGAGAGATTAGTCCTGAAGAGACTGCTATTTTAATATATAAAGATTTTCACCACTATTTAGAAGAAAAGAATTATTTTAAAGCAATTAAAAGGTTATATAGTTATGCTAAAATAAAGAACATGAAGCCATTAATAAAAGCATTACTAAAAGTTATAAACTCTAAACTGGGTCAGCAGTCTAAACTAATTGCTGATTTAAATACTATTAATGAATTGATTACTAATAACTTCCGTAAAGTCAATAAGAGTGTAATTTTGCATAATCTCTCTAATCTTGGTTTAACAATCCCTAAAAATAATAGTTTAAAAGCTATTAGTGAATATATTATGGACTTAACTACTAAAAATATGGAATTATTAAATACTAATGTTGTTGATGTAATAAAAAATAATAAATTATTAAATAAATATTTTAACTTTTGAGAGATTGATTGTTTAGAAAATTAATTATTAATTGTTTAAAATAATTTATATATAATAATCTAATATTATATATAATATAAAATGGCTATGAATTTTGGAAAAGGTGCTGTTCTTGCTAAAGTTTTAAATAGTAAATTAAAAGATGATTTATTAAGAGTTATTGATAAGCTTGATGATGTAAAAGAGCATTTTGAGATTTATGAGTGCAAAGATAAAGAGACTATACAACAAGTACCAGATAAACAAAAGGAACGAAGCATATTATATGTTACTGGTGCTTCAGGTTCAGGTAAATCTTATTATACTTATTTATATTGTGAACAATATAGGAAGATGTATCCTAAAAATCCTATTTATTTAATTAGTTCTGTGAATGATGACAGTTCTATTGATAAAATTAAAGGTTTGAAAAGGTTTATATTAGATGAGAAGTTTATGAATACACCAATAGGAGTTGAAGACTTCAAAGATAGTATGGTTATATTTGATGATACTGACTGCTTAACTAATAAAATAATGAGAAATAAAATTAATGGTATTTTAGGTTTAATTTTAGAGACTGGTAGACATTTCAATACATCATGTATTTATACGAGCCATGTTGCTAATGCTGGTTTAGACACTAAAAAAATATTGAATGAAAGCCATTCTATAACTTTATTTCCTGCATCTTTAGGAGGACGAGCATTAAAATATTTATTGGATAATTATTTAGGATTTAATAAAGAACAAATAAAAAAGGTTAAAAAATTGAAATCTCGTTGGGTTACTATTACTAAATCTTTTCCTATGGTTGTCCTTTACCAAACTGGGGCGTTTTTAGTTAATCAATCAGAGGACGACTAATAATATTTAATATATTTATTATAACAAATAATATATTAAATTAACTTCTTAAATCTTAATTAAACACACCCCTTTTTGTGGTTCTAAACTTTTAATATCAATTAAACACACTTTAGGTCTTGATGCTAATTTTGCTTTATATCTTGCATTCTGTAAATGGCGCAATTGTTTATAATTTTCAGTCTTTTTATATTCAGCTCTTTTTTGCATGATTTCGTCTTTGTGTTCTTCATAATATGTTCTGTAATAGGCTTTCATTTCTTCTTTTGTCTTTCTTGGGGTTTTAGATTCGGTAGTCCTTGGTCGTCCCCTCGGTTTAGGAACAAATGGTTCTTCATTAGTGATTGTCTTAAATGGTCTACCTTTTTTCTTTTGAATAATTGGTTCTTCTTTGATTGTTTCTAAAGCTTCAGCCATTTTATACTATATATATATATTAAATTCTTTTTAAGTAGTTTAATTTTAATTCTTTTTATTTAGGAATAATTAGTATTTAATTAATTAGTATTTAAATAATATATAATTAATTAATATTTAAAAAGAAATTATAATATTAATGTATATAAAAATGTCTGTTGTCCTAAACGAACGAATTAACAAAACTCACGCTTATTACTTATTAGAGACTTTCAAGATTGAGGATTTTATTCTTATTTATAATGGTAAGAAGAGCGAAGCCAAAAAAGAATATGATAAAATTATTAAATATTTAAATATGAAAGTTAATGATAATATTAATTATGTTAAATATAACTATTTAGATAAGAGAAATAATGGGCGTTTATTCGGTAAAGACTGCATACAAGGAGTTAAACGAGAGATTAGAGCCTTTTTATGTGATGGGATTACAACTGATATTGATATGGTGAACGCTCACCCAAGTATATTATTACAATTATGCAAAAAATACAATTATCATAGTCCTAATTTAATCCTTTATATTAATGAGCGTAAAAAGTGTTTAAATTCAATTATGAATGAAGATAATATTTCTTATGAAGAAGCTAAAACAAAGGTATTAGCATCTACTAATGATAATAAGAAGATAAAAACAGAAAATGCGTTTTTAAAGGCTTATGATAAGGAGATGAAAGAAATACAGCAGAAATTTATAACTAATGAAGACTATGCTTATGTGAAAGAATATGCTAAAAAAGATACTAATTTTGAGGGTTCATTTATTAACCATATATTATGTATTAACGAAGAATATATATTAAAAGCTATGAGAACATTTTGCTCTATTAATGAGTTAGAAGTACATAGTTTAATGTTTGATGGTTTAATGGTTTATGGAACTATTAATGACTACACATTAAAACTAATGGAAGAATACATTCATAAAAATACTGATTTTGTAGATATACAATTAAGCATTAAAGAGCATAGCCATAATTTAGAACTACCTACTAATTTTAAACCAAAAGAAAGAACAATTTATGAAGATGTTAGAACTGAATTTGAGAGATTTAATTGTAAAGTTGGTGCTGAATTTGTATGTGATATTCATAATGATTTTTGTATATATAACGACCACACTTTTAAAGTCTTGCATAATGAGCTTACTTTTATTGATAATGATGGTAAAGAAGCTAAATTTATTAATAAATGGTATGATGATAAAGAAAAGAGAAAATATGATAAATATGATACTTATCCAAAAGATAGTTTATGCCCTAATTATGTTTATAATATGTGGGAGAAGTTTGCGGTTGAACTTGCTCCAAGTGTTGACAATTCTAAAACAAAAGCAGGTTTAGCTTGGTTTTTAAATCATATTAATATTATGGTTGATTATAATGAAATACATGCTAATTTTGTTAAAATGTGGATAGCACAAATGTTCCAATATCCGGAAAATAAAAGTATTCATTTAATTTTTATTGGTTTAGAGGGTGCAGGTAAAGGGACATTTGTTAAGTTTTTTGAAACTATAATGGGTGGTTCTCATAGATGTTGGGAATGTACTGACCCTCAAGAAGATATATTCGGAAAGTTTAATGATATGATGAAAAAAGCATTTTTAGTTGTATTGAATGAAGCAGATAAAAGCGGAACTTATAATAATAATAATAAAATGAAAGCATTAATTACAGACCCTACTATTAACATTAGACCTAAAGGGAAGACCTCATTTGTTATGAAATCATGTCATAGGTTTATGAGCTTTAGTAATAATCCTGACCCTAATACTAAACTAAAGAGACGAGATTTCACTATGCGAATGAGTGATGATAAAATTGACAATAAACCATATTTTGAAGAAGGTAATAGTTATGCAAAATGTTTAGAAGTTGGTAAAGCTATATATGACTATTTTATGACTTATGAGACTAAACCATTTATTGTTAATAGTGATATTCCAAGCGGTGTATACGATGAAATGCTTAAAGATACACAAAAAGAACCGATTATGGAGTTTATAGAAGAGTTGATATATGTTAATAATGGTATTTGTCATTATGCAACAAATACTTTATATGAGAATTATTTAGATTTTTGTAAGAGAAATCATGTACCTTTTGTTATGCCTAAAATGTCATTTACTACCAAATTAGGAATGAGAAAATATAATGGATTAACCAATAGTAAAAAATGTCTTAATGGGAAAAAGTCTAATGTGTGGACTTTTGATTTTGACTTATTAAAACCTCAATTTATAGATGTTAATGCTGTTGAAGAAATGAGTATGGATAGTGATGATGAGTTTATTTAACAGTTTTGGGACTGACTGGTATTAATCCTCTATTATATATTATATATTTTAACTTAAAGAAAAAATATATAATAATTTATTTTCTTAACTTCTTAACAGACCACCCCCCACCCCCCACCCTTGTTTTTGCTTTGTTATATTTTAAAAAAAAAAATTACAAAAAAGTAAAATAAAAATTATAAATAAAAAGAGTGTAAAATTAAGGGTGGGGGGTGGGGGGTGGGTAGTCAGTCAGTCCTCAACTATTAATGCAAAAATTAAATATATAAAAACTATTTAAAGACTTAACTACTATTTATAATATAACTATGACTACTACTATTGATGCAATTATTGATGAATTTATTGTTAATAAATATTATGAAGTATGGAAGAATCACCCAACATTTAACAAGTTAGAAAGTTTTTGGTGTCAGTTCTACGACCTGTATATAGCAGATGATGTTGAAGGCCGTTTACTTAATTCTAATGGTACTGGTTTATCATTCAGTCCTGAAAAAAACCTTTTTACAGAAGAACAAATGAACTCTATAGGTTGGGAAGAACGATTTGAAATTATCCACTTTGTAGCAAAGGAAATGCGTAATGATTATTATTCTTATGAAGACCAATTTCAAAATGCTATTATATCAAAAAATTGGAAATTTATATTTACTACATACGCACAATATTACGCATCTTATCATTTTAGTTCTTGTTCTAGTTTAAAATATTCATTTTTTAATAAGGTACTAGCAGAGTTTAAGTTCAAAACCGCTATTGCTAAAATTAAACGCAATAAAATATTTATTTTAGGACTTTCTATGAAATTATCTATGAGAGATTGTGGTATAATATTAGTAAATTAAATATATTATAACTACTTAAAGAATTAACTTCTATTTATAATAGTTATGGCTTTAGTAAACAAACCTGATATATGGAAAGTAAAAAAAATATATTCTAACCTATTAGCAGAACAAGACGAAACCCTTTTAAAGAAATCCTCTATTGATGAAGACAAAGATTTTGGACTACATGTTGCACTAACAAGTAAACTAAAAGTAATTGAATTATCATTAGAAATATTTAACTACTTTAAAACCCATAAATTAAATATAGTAACAGATGACGATAGAACCAAACTATATATTCAAACAAAACTACTAATTAAAAGAATTAAGATCCACCTTAACCAAATTAGGAAACTAAATCCAAGCGACTATAAACATAATAGCGAATATTATTCGCAATATGTTAAGGTCATTTACAATTACATAATTTTCGGTAAATATAATAGCAAATGAACTTAAAGACAAAAAGACATAATAATATATAGAATGCCTGATTATCAAAACGGAAAAATATACAAATTATATAGTCCCTCAAAAAATATTGTTTATATTGGTTCAACAACCCAAACATTAGCACAAAGATTAACAAAACATAATTATCATTATAAAATATATAATAATGATAATACTAAAAAATATTATAGTTCATTTTTTATTTTAGATTGTGAAGACTATAAAATTGAACTATTAGAAGAATATGCGTGTAATAATAGACAACAATTAGAAAAAAAAGAAGGTGAATATATTAGGAATAATGAATGTGTTAATAAGCATATTGCTGGAAGAACAAATAAAGAATATTATGAAGATAATGCTGATAAAATTAAAGAATACTACAAACAATATTTTAGAGACAATATTGATAAAATTAAAGAATATTACGCTAATAATGCTAATGAAAGAAAACAAAAATCAAAACAATATTATATTGAAAATGCTGATAAAATAAAAGAATACACAAAACAACGCTATTTAAAAAAAAAATTAGAAATAAAAGAATAATATATAATTATATTATACACGGAAGCTATGTTAGTAGATAAATTAGAAGTTAATGACTTAATAATAATTGTAATTTTAATAATATTTTTATATTATCTATATTTATAAATGATGTTAGTAGTGCATATATTAGTACTTATAATGACTATATTAAATTATAACATAAAAATAATAAAACATAAAATAAACCTATTAGAAAATGCTATAGCAAGTCCGAACTATACATTAATAGAAAAAGCAAATTATATTAATAGAATTGAGGACTTAAAGAGAGATTATTATATAGCTCTTATTCAATCCGATTTAGAATAAATCAATTTATATATAGAATTAATGTATAACTATATATAAATGACAACATTTAACGGAGATTGTTTAGAAACGATGAAAGATTTAAGTGCTAATAGTATAGATTTATTATTCTGCGACCTTCCTTATGGTGAGACAAGTTGTAAATGGGATTGTAAACTTAATTTAGAAACATTTTGGAAAGAAGTTAATAGAATATGTAAAATTAATTGTCCTATGTTCTTTACTACTACAACACGATTTGGGGTTGAATTAATAAATAGCAATCCTAAAAATTTTAGATATGATTTAGTATGGGTTAAAAGTGCAGGAACAGGATTTTTAAATGCTAAAAAAATGCCTATGAGAAAACATGAGCTAATATATGTATTTTATAGAAAACTACCCTATTATGATTTATCAAGTCATAAACATAAATTTATAAATGATTATAAAGCGGTTAGTGAACCGCACACACAAAAGGAACTAAAAGTTTATGGAGAAGGCAGTTATAACAACGAATACACAGGAGAAGCACGGAAAGCAAATGTATATGAACCATCTCTCCCCAGTAGTATTTTAGAAATTAAAAATGAAAGAAAAAAACATACAACACAGAAACCAGTTGATTTAATAAAATGGATTCTAAAATATTATAGTAAAGAAGGAGACACAATTTTAGATCCAACGATGGGTTCAGGTACAACACTAATAGCATGTAAGCAAATGAACCGCAAATATATAGGAATAGAAAAAGATGAGAAGATTTATAAAGAAGCACTTGAGAGATTAAATACTTAAAATAATTTGGTTATACCTTTTCTAAAGGTATATTAAATACTTAAAATAATTTGGTTATACCTTTTCTAAAGGTATATATAAATGGCTACT